TATATGTTCCTGACACAATAAATAAAATGGACAATCCTGCGATCAACAAGGCGTTAGCTTTTGTTAAAGAGAGACGTGCAGAAGGTTTTGAAGATATAGAAAATCCCGCTGAACATGCGCGTTTTCTTGCAGAAAAGCAAGATGAAATTATTGCGGATGTGTCAGGAATAGACCCAAAAATCTATCCTATATCCCCTCTTTCCATAAACTTTAGAAGTATGGATCGTGAGATATTAGAAGGGAACATACGTTCCCCAGAGGATTTTGGGGACAGTAGGACAGTATTAGACTTCCGTCAATTTAAAGGATCTGAGGATGAGGCTAATGTTGCCGAAACGGCGGCACGGCGTAAGAAGATTAAGGATGTTTTAAACTTTTTTAATTTATCCCCCATAGACGAGGCAAACCGGGATAGAACCGGCGCGTCAGCGGTCCCGGCTAGAACCGCTCGCGCACTTACTGCTGAAGAGTGGTTAAACCGGTTGGGTCAGGAACGGGGCGTACATCCACCACTCCCCTCCGAAAAACTGTTGGCTACGACGCCAGTTAAAGCACCAACAAAACCGCTTTATCATGCGACATTTTCAAAAAACATAGAAAACATTAAAAAGAAAGGCTTTCGTTTATTTAGACCTACTACACTTGTTCCACGGGGACAAGAAAGACAGCCCGGTACTTTTGCTTTTACTGATCCGACCCAGGCTTTAAGGTGGGCGAACCTTTTAAATAGAGAGTATGGGGAGCCTGTGTCTGTTTTTAAACTAAAGGGTGGTGAACGGTGGGTTCCGGATCCTCATCCTGATCCTCTTTTTGGGCCGCAAGCGTCATTTTACACACCAACGGTTGTGCCTCCTGAAGATATCTTAGGTGTACTAGACGTGGGTTCTTTTGATAAAGAGGGACTGGGGGGTGTACTACTTAGCCTCAGTGAACCTGATTTCGGATTAACTGGACAGGAAGATCCTGCTAAGGTTACGCGAGCCTTAGATTTGCTGCAAAAACTGAAGAACATAGAGGGTGAAGCACCGCCGTTGGTTGACCATACAGAATCAGCCAATATAGGGGAATTAGGCTTCATACTAAGGGGGGGAAAAACGTTAGAAACCATTGGGATACCCGGAAGTTCATCCGAAAAGTGGGGGAGTGCCGTGCCTCGTCACATGTATCACTCTCGACGGGGGTCTCAACCGTTTTCTGGGGGGATTGCCGCTTCTCCAATCGCTAAGGAAGGAGAACGTGAGATATTACAAGATTACAAAGACGGTCATCCCGAAGATAAGGTTGTGTGGCTAGGACCAGAGCGCTGGGGTTCACTAGAAGAAACTTATCTGATCGACTTGAGCAAATTAGATGTATCGCAGCTTCGTGCAACCGGACAAGCCGAAGGAAATGTCGTTTATCGCGGAGATATTCCAGCGTCCGCTATAGAGCCGTTGGCTCCGACGCCAGTAGAAACGAAATCCAAAAGCCCAACACTGGAACAGTTTACCAAGACGATATACGCGGGTACTCGTGGCGCACCACAGCAACAGATAGCGCCGTATGGGGAGGCGTTACCGGGAGGCGGAGGAGGAGACAATAGGTTCGGGGGTATATTCGGGTCGGCGGATAGAGAGGTCGCACTATCGCACGGCGACACACTGCAAGAATTTACCCCCGTAAACATGATAGGTGATGCGGATTTTCGGAAGTCGGTGCTGTATGACGATGGGTACTATGCGGCAAAGAACCATGTGCGCGACATCTATCAACAGCACAAAGGGCAGTCGTTGCGGGATGACGAGGCAGATGAGTTGCTGTATTACATATCCGGCGATAAAGACGTTTACGACTCGCCGCAACAATTTGGTGAGATTACAGGGATAGATGTAAATGACCCGGATGCACTAGCCGAAGCAAGTTGGGACTTGCAGGGGATAAAGGGCGAGGTCGCCAGACGCATGGGATACGACGCTGTGGGCATGGCAGATGAACACGGGGAAAGCATGTTGGTGTTGTCAAGCCCTCTACCAATAGATGAGTCGTCCGCTACAGAGCCGTTGGCCTCGACGCCAGTTAAAGCACCAGAAGAACAACTCGGTTTATTTGAGGAAGCCGCCCAAATAAAACCACAGCAACTGACAGCCGGAAGTCTTTTTGATGAAAAAAAGGGACGTAGGTTATTAATCGTAGGCTGTTGTAAAACCAAGAGTAAGGTTGAAGGACGGATACCCGCAAGTGAACGTTATAAGGGTACTTTGTTTGCCACTTTAAATGCGGCGGGTGTACCAAAAGATGTAGATGTTGCTGTTTTATCGGCTAAACACGGATTGATTCGTTTTGATACCCCACTGGAAGATTACAACGTAAAGATGAAGGACGGTCGTAAAGACCTTTTGAAAAGCCCGGAACAGCTTGCACGAATTAATAACACAGTAGACGGATACGGTGAGGTTTTTGTAGCGGGAGGTGAGGACTATCGTAACTTTTTAGACGAGGCGGGTATAGAAGGCAAATATACAACATATAAAGACCTTAAGGCTAACGTCAGGGGTATCGGTGATCAGCGTTCTATTTTAGCGAAGTGGTTAAAGCGCGAAAAAGTTGAAGAACCGAAGCCTGAGAGCAAAAAAGTTGAAGAACTGAGGCCGGGAGAAAGAGTATCTATCAAAGGTAAAGCGGGTGTGTTCTATCTTGACAGACCGCTTCCCAATGGGTGGTTACGGATTCGGGATGATGAACAGCCTAACCCCAGATTTATAAAGGTGCGGAAAGAAGATGTTAGTTCAGCAGGCTATTATTATGCAGGTGGGGGCGGTGTTAATAGTTTGGCTGAAACAGCACGAAACATGACCCGTTATGCCGGTGGTGGTGGAGTTAATTCATTGAGTGGGACTGCACGGTCAATGTTTGTATAATATTCAAAAATTAGGGTATGACTCATGGCTAATGACCCGCGTGTATCGTTGATAGAGCGACGAAACGACAACCCTGATCTCGGGGAAATGGAACTGGATGTTGAAATTGAACAGCCCGGAGCGTTTTTCCCATCTCAAAGGCCTGTTGTAGAGGGTATCTCTATTGAACCGGTAGACGACGGTGGTGTTGTCGTTGATCTTGACCCAAGTGCCTCTCTACAGCAAGGAACCATGGGCTTTTCCGATAATCTGGCGGAGGATTTGGATGATCGGGAACTGGGCGTTATTGCAAATGAACTGACGGCGGAGTTTGAGGCCAATAGAACATCGCGTGGAGACTGGGAAAAAGCCTATGCAGACGGCTTAGAGTTACTAGGCTTCAACTACGAGGAGCGAACACAGCCTTTTCGTGGTGCAACAGGTGTGACACACCCTCTTTTAGCTGAAGCGGCCACGCAGTTTCAAGCGCAGGCTTTTAATGAATTGTTACCTCCTGGCGGACCTGTCAGAACCTCCGTTATGGGGGATTTAACAAAGGAGAAAGAGCAGCAGGCACGGCGTGTTCGCGAATTTATGAATTACTACATCACTAATGTGATGGAGGAATACACGCCCGAGTTTGATCAAATGCTGTTTTACCTGCCTTTGGCGGGATCTACCTTTAAAAAGGTGTATTACGACGAGTCGATGGAACGTGCAGTTAGTAGTTTTGTTCCGGCAGAACAACTTATTGTCCCGTTTGAAGCAAATGACCTTGAAAGCTGCCCAAATATTACGCAGGTTATCAGGATCCCGCTTAATGACCTCCGTAAAAAGCAAATTTCAGGCTTTTATCGAGATATTCCGGTCCACCCAACGCAAGCGGAAAGCTCTGGTATATCCAGAGAGCTGGAACAACTTGAAGGTATGCAACCTTCGACTATCGACTACGATTGCACGTTACTGGAATGCCATGTGAACTTGGACCTGCCTGGTTATGAAGAAATCGGAGAAGATGGAGAGCCCACCGAAATAAAAGTCCCCTACATCGTCACGATCAGTGAGGATAATGGTCAAGTTTTATCCATACGAAGGAATTTTAAGGAAGACGACCCGCAAAAGCGCAAAATACAGTACTTTGTGCATTATAAATTCCTACCGGGGTTTGGTTTTTATGGCTTGGGTCTGATTCATACGATTGGCGGACTGTCACGCACAGCCACTGCTGCATTACGGCAGCTTATCGACGCTGGTACGCTATCGAACCTTCCCGCAGGATTCAAAGCCCGTGGGCTGCGGATCAGGGACAACGAAGACCCATTGCAGCCTGGAGAATTTCGAGATGTAGATGCACCTGGCGGAGCTATCCGAGACAGCTTGATGCCGCTGCCTTTTAAAGGGCCAGATGCCACGTTATTTCAGCTTTTAGGGTTTGTAGTTGAAGCGGGCCAACGATTTGCCACGATTACAGATCTGAAAGTTGGGGACGGCAACCAAGGTGCGGCCGTAGGTACGACAATTGCCATGCTGGAGCAGGGCACTCGTGTAATGAGTGCAGTACATAAGCGGATGCACTACGCCATGAAGCAGGAGTTCAAACTTCTGGCAAAGGTTATGGCGGAATACTTGCCTCCGGAATACCCTTATGCGGTTGAAAATGCCAATCAGTCCATTAAAGCACAGGATTTTGACGATCGGGTTGATGTTATTCCTGTTTCCAACCCAAATGTCTTTTCACAGGCGCAACGAATAACCTTGGCGCAAACGCAGATGCAACTTGCCGCACAGGCTCCGGAAATGCACAACATGTACGAAGTATTTCGACGCATGTATGAGGCATTGGGGGTGCGGGACATTGAAAAAATGCTGAATGCGCCCTCGACAGACGAACCACAGCCCAAGGATCCCGCGCAGGAAAATATTGATGCGCTGGAAAACACAAACATGAAAGCATTTGAGGGACAGGACCACGATGCACACATTATGGCGCATTTGGTTTTTGGTTCGTCAGGCACGGTACAGGCATTGCCCTCAATTGCCATGGAACTTCAAAAACACATTATGGAACATGCCCGAATCAAGGCGCAGGAACAGGCTCCTCTTATGTATGCACAACAGCAGCAACAGCAACAAGCTGCGGGACAGCCTGTAAACGAACAACAGGCTCAGTTTGAAATTGAAGCGTTGACTGCGCAGTTAATTGCACAGGAAATGCAGAATTTGAAAGCTCTAAGTGACCAAATTGCAAATGCAGGTGAGGGAGAAGGTCCTGATCCGTTGATCGCGTTGAAAGAGCAGGAACTGGCGATCAAAGGTCAGAAAAGTCAGGCAGATATTGCACAGGATCAAGCCGAATTGCAGCTTGACAAAACCAAGGAAGTTCGCAAAGGACAGGAATTTCAACAACGTCTCGCGAGTCAGGAGGGCCAAACGAAAGCCCGTATTGATGCTGCGAGAGAACGTGAGATAATGCGTATACAGCAACAAGGTAATAGAGGACAATAATATGGGTGCAGTAAAGATTATCAGTGGTCCGGTAAAAGCGCCAAAACCGCAAAACAAGGCTGTTATTCAAGGGCAGGGCAGTATCCCGTATGCCAAGGCCACCAAAGAAAAAACGCCGAATATAGGAAAAGCTAAAATCACGACAGGTCAAAAGCGTGGTATGGGCGCAGCACAACGCGGTGGCCGCTTCACGATTGCCTAGACATGCCGCTTGATCGGGGTTCCAGTGACAAGACCATCAGTAAGAATATTCGGCAACTGGTAAAGGAAGGCTATCCGAAAGAACAGGCCATAGCTATAGCCACGCGCTATGCTGGAAAAACCCGTAAAAAAAAGAGGCCTAAGAAAAAAAAGTGAACCCAAAAAAGTTGGAAATCGGGAGTAAATTTGCTGAGTATGATTTAGATCAAGATGGCACAGTTACCGATGCCGAAATTGCGCGTTCCAAGGAAATGTTGGAATTGGAACTTAGAGAAGAAAAAAGTGAAGCGCAAAAACGCATGGCTTGGTTATCTATAGCCAGCATGATTATTTTCAGCGCCTGTCTTTTTATGCCTGTTGTACCCGAAAGTCGCGTTAATGCACTTGGCGAAATATTAGGACTCTTTTATATCGCGCAGGCAGGAATTGTTGGTGCGTACATGGGTGTCACAGCTTGGATGAGTCGTAAATAATGCAAACTAATTTTGATAAATGCCTTGGATATGTATTGGAGCATGAGGGTGGCTATGTAGATCATCCTGAAGATCCCGGTGGTCGTACCAATAGGGGTATTACACAAAAAGTTTATGAAAAATACCTGGATAGACCGGTTACCGAAAAAGAAATGAAAGAGCTTCCTTTGGAACATGCCCAGGCTATTTATAAAAAAAACTATTGGGACAAGGTTTGTGGAGATGACCTACCAGACGGCCTAGATTTTAGTGTTTTTGATTGGGCCGTGAACTCCGGGCCGTCAAGAGCGGCTAAAGTTCTGCAAAGACTTGTGAGTGTAACGGCTGATGGCGCTATTGGACCTTTAACACTGGCGGCTGTGCGCACGCACTCCACAGGAGAACTGATCGGTGATTTTAGCAAGGAAAGAGAGATGTTTTATCGAAGGTTAAGCACCTTTGGAACGTTTGGTAAGGGTTGGTTGAATCGTTTGGATAAGACGCAAAAAAAATCATATGAACTTCTTTTAGATGTGCCCTTAACGCCTATATAAGGATGGAACATATAGAAGCAGAAGTACTAAGTCCTTTTGGACCGCGTATATTAAAGACTACAGTCCCGTCAGAAACCCTGGCGTTACTTAACTCGTTCTGTGACTTTCTTTTAAAAAGCGATCAACGTGAAGAACAGGATATAGCCAAAGATCTTGTTGGACACGTCCAAGAAGAACTGTCTCACGATCTTGAACACACCCCAGATATTGGAAACATGCTTTTTTCTTTGACAAAGGGCCTTTATGAACATTGTGTGCCAGGGCCTTCCGAAGATATTGAAAAGTTGGTTGTGCATAAAAGCTGGTTTGTTAGAGCTTTTGAAAACGACTATAACCCAACGCATATGCACACAAGCGGGAGTTATTCCTGTGTACTGTATCTAAAGGTTCCAGAAACTATTTCAGACACCAACAGCAAGTATGTCGATAAACAAGCTACCGAAGGCTATTTGGACTTTGTTTATGGGACGTCTTTGGTTTGTTGCCCTGGAAACCTATGCGTACAGCCTAAAGCGGGGGATTTATATGTTTTTCCCGCGTATCTGTTTCATACTGCGTATCCGTTTTATGGAGAGGGAGAAAGACGCTCTTTTTCTGCCAACATGTCCTTGGCGGTGCGGGATAGTGAGAAAGAAGTATGAAATATAAAGACGTTTTGGGCGAAGACTTTAAAACTAAAAAAGAAGCATACCGCCATTTTTGCGCTCTCAGGGATAAGGTGACGGAAGCATCCTGTCTGGGCAGACAACACCTCCTGACTGAAGAAACGATCGTCAAAAAAAGCCAGATGGACAAGCTCTATGCCGACTATTTTCTTTGTAAGGACCCTAATTGGTATAAAAAGAAAATTGGGCGGGGAGTTAAAGATTGGTTTTTTGGGCGCGATAAGGAAGGTGGAGTTTGCTTATGGGTTTTGCAGAAAGAGGATCCAAAAGAAAACGCTGTGGAAGAATCTATCTGGTCACGATTAGCTATTAAAGAAACAGATATGCCTTTTTCCATATCGGCCAAATGGGTGTTTACTTGTTTTGGACCAGGGGTGATGTTGGATAAAAGCCCCCAATTAAAAATAAAAAATGTTTTAAGACATACAGTGAAACCTCAAATACAAAAATTCAGAGACTCCGTAGAAGACAAGTGTCAAAGCTGCGGGAAGCAAAGCTCTGGGTTGGGGTTAGAGGTTGACCATACCCCTAATTTTTCAGACATTGCAGAAAGTTTTCTAAACCGGCATGACCAAAATTTTCTAACGGAAACGGTTATTGATCTCGAAACTAAGCGCGTGGGCGCTAATTACCCCCAAAAATGGCGCTTTAATGATGTAGCCAAGCAGATTAAAAAAGATTGGTGCGAGTACCATGAAAGCCAAGCAGTATTGAGGTTACTTTGTGTGAGTTGCCATAAAAGCAAAACGCATAGCAAAGAAAGTTAATGGATTCTTTCGATATCGTTCAATTTGTCCAAAAAACCATTAAGGAACGTAAGTACATTGTTCTGGACGTACTGGAGAATAATGGTATAAAGTCCATGGAACAATACCGAGAATTGATGGGCGAGTTAAACGCCCTTAATTATATTTTACAGGAACTCTCGGGCCTGCTAGAAAAACAGGAGCAATTGGATGACTGAAGCTGTCCAAGCTGTAGAAAACCTTTATGTTAAAGAAGAGGATCGCGTTTTAGATCCAGCACTTCTTGACAAAACTCTTTTAGAACGAATGCCGCAACCTACCGGTTGGCGTTTGCTTATTCTCCCGTATAAAGGAAAAGGAAAAACGGAGGGAGGTATCCATTTGCCCGATAAGGTAGTAGAGGAAAGTCAGATACAAACTGTTGTGGGATATGTCCTGAAACAAGGGCC